AACTACTCGTTGATTGAGAACAATCAAACTTTCTGCAAATTTATATAATGTGTATATTTTGTATTGATTTTACATTTTATATTCCAACTCCACTACCACTGGAGTTGGAGCAGGAAGTATGTGTGCGGGGGGCACACTTAAAACCCTCCGTTTGGGCTACTTTGTTTGGTAACTTTTATTGGAATAAAAGAAGAGTAGTCACAGCATCGGTTGAAGCAGATGTTGAACATGTACATGAAACGATTTTAGACATGGATGAAGAAGAGGAAGATATTTTGGAGGACCACTTCAAGTTAGTTACCAAGGTTATGACTAAGAAACAGTTAGTTGATGTTTTGGAAAGAGGTGTTAGAGTGAAATCTGTTAATAATGAGGATGCACTCCATATTAGTTCTTATTTACCTGACTCTCGGTTGTCCGTGTGTTATTATGAAGTCGTTGTTGAAGGAGATGAGCGTGTTAAGAGGGTTAGGGGGGTGCCTGCTTATGAATCTCGGTTATTAAGAAGATTGAGAGAAAAATTTGTTTGGCATCTTACACCTTTTAATGAGATTAATGAAGCTTGTATCCATCATCATGTAATTCAACTGATGAAAGAGGACCATGTTAGAGCCATTGACCGCGCTCGTATAATAGAGAATGGCATAGTTAGCCAGTTCTTTGTTCCGGCCAAAGGTGATATTTACGCTGCCGACTTCCGCAATTCCAAAACGCTTGCCTCTTTGAGGGGACAGGTGTTTGCGCGAAGAGTTGATTTTAATTGGCAGCGTTTTATCGGCTTGGGGTTACGACCCCAAGTCGGTACATCGTCCCATTAGGGGTGCCCTGTTTATGTATACGCCGATGAATGTTCATTACCCTATGAACAACATCGGAAGCTACGTATACGTAAATCGGGTGCCCCTAAAAAGGCTCGCAAAATAATAGCCATGGAAGGGTTCGGTCAACCCCATGGCGTGCGAGCATTTCAGTCGACAATTCATAACTTCGCGTTAGCGATTACGCGGAGAGTTTTGACCCGTAAAATACCAATTTCATTTAAGGCTTCTGAGGAGCAATTAAAAGGAATGGTTATTGAAGGGAAGAATATGATTGTCGATACCGAACGTTTTGTTCCGAAGTCAGGAATCTTTGAATGTGAGATGAATCCTGTTTTTAAATTGTTTGCTGAGAGGTTAGAGCCCACTTCCGCTTGCATTGCCTATGATCAATTCATAGGAAAGTATGCCGGCCCCAAGAAACTCAATTACCTCGAAGCGAACGAGATTAGAAAACGGGAAGGTTTTAAACCTAGCCATGCCCATATTAGGGCTTTCATTAAGTACGAAAAAGATTGTAGGGAGCTTAAACCTGACCGGATACCCCGAGTAATATCGCCAGCGGGGTTCGTCTATCTCTTGGAGACCGGTATCTACATAACACCAGTAGAGGAGAAAATATATGAAGCGATCAACACGATTTTTGGCTACCGAGTGGTAGCAAAAGGATTGAATTATGACACCCTTGCCGATTTAACAGTTGGCCATTGGCGTTCATTTTTGGATCCTGTCTTCATAGACCTTGATGTAGAAAAGTTGGATGCTTCTATTTTTCCTGAAGCTTTAAAGTGGACGCATTCTATTGTTAGTTTATGTTATCCTAAGGGTGAACGTGATAGAATAATGGAATTGCTAGCTTACCAACTTCAATCAATTGTTAAAGGCAGGGCAAATGATGGGTCTTTTTCGTACAGGGTTCGGGGTACTTTAACGTCTGGTCAGATGAACACTTCATTAGTTGGGGTATTAGTTGTTACCAGTATTTTGTATCCACTGTGCAAAAGATTCAACATTAAGCTTGTTAACATGGGGGATGATTGTCGGTTGATTATGGAGAGGCGCGTTATGCCAGGGTTGGGAAGATTGATAAATGAACGTTTTGCAAAATTTTGTATGATTGTCACTATGGATAAGGGTGACAACCTTTTTAAGACACAGTTTTGCCAGACCCAGTTGATTGAAACAGCGAAAGGAATACGAACTGTTAGAATTCTTAAGTCCGCAATTAGTAAAGACTCTACATGTATTGACGACATTCGGGTGCCACATAAGTTGGCTGCTTGGATGCTTGCAGTTGGACAAGGTGGTCTTGCGACGCACGGGGGTTTGCCAATTTTTGATGCTTTTTATAGATGCATGGTGCGGAATGCACATGCTTATTTTAAGAAGGCTAAATTGTCGAAGCGTCAGTTGCGTCGTGTTGCTCAATTTACTTTGAAGAGGAAGTTTATAGATTGGGCGGCGGATTTGGATTTTTCTAAGGAGCGAGTTTGTGATGTTTCGCGGGTCGGTATGTTCAAGACCTTTGGTGTGACATTATGTAATCAGGCTATGATAGAACAACATTTTGATAAACTTGTTTTCGATTTTGGTAAATTCCATGATCGAACTATGTTGTTTGAGCCATTACGTTGCTTATTTTAAGCAGCTCCCTCCGTCCGAGACGACGTTAAACTAGATTTGGGTCCTCCAGTTTAGATCCAAAACGTTTGTGAGTGCCGGAACATGTAAGACCTATGGGCTTTGGACTGACCTGAACTGTAAATATTTACGTGCTAACCAAAATGCCGAGAGACTGCACGGCGTCGGCTGAGTGAAATGCTTGGCTTCTGGAGGATGAACAGTCCCGTTTCAACGTTTGCGGGATCCAATACAAAACGTTGATTATTGCTATTTTACACCTTATATTAGCATTATTATCTTTAATTTTACATTATGCCACCAAAACAAAAACGAGTTATAAAGAAGAAAGCAAAGCGAGCAGTTGTTAAGCGAATTGCTGCAGCGGAACTAGCTGGGCAGATCCCCCCTAGTACGATGCGCCAAATCCTTCGAGGGATTGGTGGATTAGGAGGGGGTGTCTTGGGTGCATTGACCACAGGGTCTTTATTGGGAGCTAAGAAGGGTTGGGATTATGGCCACAGTGCTGGCGATAATGCTTCAACTATTCTTGGTTTGGGGAAATATACTATTCGTAAGAATAGTTTAGTTGGATCAGCCGAATCTACTGGCGTTCCTTATATGCACTCTACGAATGAGTCAACTATTATTCGTCATCGTGAGTACATACAGGATGTTGTCAGTAGTGGGACGGCTAATGCATTTGCTATTTCTTCATTCCCCTTAAATCCTGGTCAATCTCAGACCTTTCCTTGGTTATCAGCCATTGCTGCACAATATCAAGAGTATACTTTTAAGGGGTTGCTCTTTGAGTTTCGATCTACTTCTGCTGACGCCATTGCTAGTTCGACTAATACGACTCTTGGTTCTGTTATGCTTGGGACTGTATATAACCCTGCTTTGGCTGCTTTCGTTAGTAAAACTGGAATGTTGAATTCTTATTATTCTACTGATGGTAAACCTTCAGAGAATATTTGTCATTTCGTTGAATGCGATCCCAAAGAGAACCCTTTTAACATTCAATATGTTAGGCCGGGTGCAGTGCCCACGAACGGTAACATACAGAACTTTGATTTAGGGGCGTTCCAAATTGCTACCACTGGTTTTCAAGGAACTAGTGTGGTCGCCGGTGAGTTGTGGGTATCTTATGAAATTGAGTTGAGGAAACCAACACCTCTCAATTTGACTGGGCAAGACAATAATTTGTATCGGGCGTATGCCACCGCTTCCATTTCAACTACCAATTATTTTGGTACCTCACAAGTACAAAGTAATCAAGATTGGTTTGATGGGACAGTTACGTTAGGGGGCACTACCATTACTATTGTTAGTCCTTATGCCGGTCCTTTTGCATTGTTTTATGCCGTTACTGGTACTTCAACATTGTGCACAATACCCACTATGACGACCACTACAAATTGTACGGGTTACAACATCTTTAATAATTCAGGTGCTTCCGTGTCTAGTGATACAGGCGTTGCTAATACTACGATGTATAGTTTTAACGCCTTTAGTATCACTCAGACAGCCGCATCGGTTAATACTGTTGTTATTACCTTCAGTGGAGCGACTCTACCTACATCCCCGACGGGTATGAATCTTTTGATTTTCCCGTTGGTGACTGGGCTTTGAGTCTAAGATAATAGGATAGCTCGCTTAGCGAAACAGTGTCACGGCTGTATCCTTGTTAGTGTGTGCCACGTGTGGTGGCATGTCTCCTTGTTTGTATGGTTCATGGGTATAACAGCGGGTGGTGCCGTGGGACAATTTTACTTTTAATGAATCGTGCATAGTGTATATAGGGAGGTTTGGGCGGTGCGAGTTGTTAGCTTCAACTTTGGTACTACTCCGGTTGCTAAGCTTTAGATGGGGGCTTAGTCTATCCCGTTGCACACAGTTGGCTGCTTTAAGCTAGCAAGAGGGTTGTCTTGCTGTAACTTTGCTACAACTGGGTTGAATTTGGAG